TTCTTTCTCCAGATTTTATAGTCAAACAATTTATTGCCTGTTATCTCACCCAGAGCTAGTCCATTGTCTGGCAACCATTCATATACTTTATCGAGTGTTATGTGTGACGGAATACGTTTAGGAAATCCATACTTCCATCCGTTGATTGGTTCAATCCAGTATTCCCATTCGTCTTCCATCACACGTCTCCGTCAATCACGTCATACTTTTCAACGTCATCAGCAGCGATACGAAGGAACTTAATTAGTTCTTCTTTAGTGTCTGCACATATGGTAACAGCTTCTTGTGTATGTGGAATTACACCATTGTCCATAAGATCTGGATAAGCTTCCACTAACTCATAGAATACTTCGTCACCATATGTTTTCTTTCTAGCTTGATAACGCCACATTTCATATCAATTCAAAATGTGGAGCATCAATGAACGGCCTACGTCCTTCGTTACGTCGGGTGTCAATGTAATAGTTCATTGCTTCGTCCATAGTGTCACCCCAATTACGAAGGTCACTCACATTCCATGCTGCACCCCACCGGATGCCTATGTTCTTTTCGATTGCAGCTTCCTTCATGGCGTCTGCAATGTCGTCATACAAATTAAGTTCCCATGAACCGCGCGAACCTATGTACGCCATCAAGTCTACTGCGTCGCCAGTAAGATGCTTAGACTTCATGGTTTGCGATGCACCGGACGCAAGTAATTCTTTCTGACGCTTTTCCGTACGTAATCCTTCGATCACACCAAAGTCTACTTTAGTTAATTCAATAGCTCGCATGACTACATCACGTAGCTCATCCTTCACGCCATTCAATCTCATTATGGATTTACCACTAAGTTTAAAGTTAGACATTCATCGGCTCCGTAGCAAAGTACTTCATCGTTTCATATCGTATGAATATGACATGCTCATCGTGTCTGTGTAACTGAATACCTTTATCGGCATACACAATCCCAATGATGTTATCACAGACAAGCTGCGGTACTTGGTTGTTAGATGTTGTTGAGTCCGTAGTTGATATGAATACTTTGACTGGTGTTTCAAATACAGACTTCAACTTCGGAAGCTTAGAGGGTGTACGTTCTACCATGTATATCTCCTATGCCGTATATCTGGCTACTTTATAATCAAGATCACAATGCACTATACCATGCCATCCTGTCAACTTATTCTTAACGATGTTAAGGTGACGTTGTGTGTCTTCTTCGTCTTGACCTTCTACTTGTGGGTTCTTGGCAATGAGTACCATCAGGTCAGCTTCTGCTGCCTTACCAGTACGACTACCTTCCATCATGCTCTGGTTCAGTACGACTTTGTTCTCTGCTTCGGCAGATAGCTGTGACATATACAGTACAGCACAGTCATACATCTTAGCGATCTGTCGTGCATAGATTGCATTAGCTTTGAGTGCTTCGTCCATACGTGCATAGCCACCCGTCTTAGCAAACTTATCACCCATATCAAGCACAAGTATGTCAGGCTTGAATGTCTTAGCTAATGACTCAACCCATGTCATGTCTTTGCCCGTTGCGTCTGTAATGAACACGCTTTGCTTCATGGCTTGCCACTTTTGTAACAGTGCCTGCTTGTTGTTAGCTATGTCCTTCAACTCTTTGCCTAACGCAGCCGTCAGGTAACGAGAGCCTACACGGTGTGCGCCTTCTTCATTACAAAGTATAGCGCATTTAGCGCCTTGATCTGCAAAGCCACCCGGTCCTGCTACAAGACTAGCATGAAACGAAGTCTTACCCGTGTTAGGTCTAGCTCCTATCTCAAGCAGGTGTCCACCGTTGATACCCGGAACCTTACGGGTAAGGGTGGGTATGTTGAAAGCCCATCTAGTTTCGAGAGCATTCTTAGCCAGCAAAGAATCGAGTGACAGATCTTCCCACTCGATACGTAGCTGCGGTAGGAAGTTATCCTGATAGTTATCAAGTAACTCACGCAATGGTTCGAGACTAGACTTGTCACCGTTGACATAATCGAATCCGAGATTGGCTATGTCTTCACCAACTACCTGACGAAACATCTTAACGAACACATCTTGTGCTACGTCAGAACCCATAGGTGTTTGGTTACGTATCTTATCAAACAGTCCAGAGTACGCAGTCTTCTGTGCCGTAGTCATAGACGGATTGTCTGCCATGAAGATAGCTTCTATCTCATCAGGCTGCACCGCTCTCTTGTAGTTCTCCATCGCATTGTCGATGGCTCTCTTAATCTTCTTACCGTCAGAAGAAAAGATACGGTCAGGACACTTAGCACCACGATGGTCATCGTAGAACTCTTTGTCCATTAAAGATCTTAGTATTGCTAGTTCCATATGAGTCTCTCCAACTCTTCTAAGTCCACAGTTTTACCATACTTCAGGTCATCAGACAAACGCAAAACACGCACATCTGCTATGACTGATCGTAACTTCCCCGCTATTTGAAGTGTCTTTGGTAGAGCATCAGGATCGAGAGCGACGATTACTTTATCGAAGCGGGAGAGAAACACAGAGTGCAACTCCGACAAAGACGTACCGAGTAACGCTACTCCTACCCGTTCGTCGCTCCCGACCAGATACGCGCTGATGCAATCTTCCACCAGCACTGCTACCGTACCACCACCTTTGTGGTATGGCAACCCCGAAGCGTTATAGCGTTTCCACTTAGGCAACCTGTGGCCCATCGCGCGACCTGCTGCATCCACTAGCTTGCCGTCATGTATGATTGGAAACACAACGCGATTGTCTCTAACATCGTACAAAACATCTTCATAGTCAATACCCCACATGTCACAAAACTGGTATAGTTGCGGGGGTTTATCGTTAGTTATGTACGTAGGTCTTACAAATTCTTGGTTCGTGTTACTAGTATATAGTGGGGATTCATACGAAGGTAGTTGATCCCAGCGTGTAGATACCATCTTAGCTTTAATATCTTTGGCTGACATAGCTACCTTCGATCTACCTTTAGTACCACAGTTAGCTTTGTAACAGTTCCATAGTAACTCACCTGCCATATTAGTAGCTGTAAACGTATTGACTCCATTACATACAGGACAATTAGTCCTTAATGTTCTACCAATACTAATGTTTAAGTCTTTAATATATTCTAATACATTCATGTCTATCTCTCCCGTGCTAAACACACTTGTATCATGTAACTATTATACTGTCAACCTACCCTTCAAAGCTTCGGTTGCACCACGTAAAGTATTTTTAAGATAGGGTTTAAGTGATGTAGGATTTGCATGACCTGTAACCTGCATGATTGAAGTCGTAGGTACACCACCTTCTACCATCTGTGTAGCCCCTGTCCTACGTAGATCACTAACCCGTAGTTCTGTAGGTAGCTCTGCGTACTCAAGAATTTCTTTGACAACTTTTGAAATGTCATGTATGCCATAAGGCTTGAACTCACCAGCAACAGGAGAAGGTCTCGGTGCTACATACTTTTGAAACCCAAAGTCAGGCTCTTGCTGGTCTACTAGCATCTGGTGCAACTCATCTGATATTGGTAGGTGTACTCTTGCCCGTCGCTTTGACTGCGTTAGCGTCACGGTTTTCTTACTCAAGTCGAGACTACTCCACTCCAGCATCCGTATATCACCAACCCGTTGCACCCACTCATACGTCATCTGTACAATCAGACCTACATTCCGCCACTCGAATGACGAATACGCTGCCTGTAGAAACTCAAGCACCTGCTCATGCTCCCACACAACCTTACGTTGGACGGGCATCTTACGTTTCACACGGGAGAAAGGGTTGAGTGGTATGAAGTCATGGTCAAGAGCATGGTTAAACAATACACTAGCTATACGACATAGCTTGTTAGCTCTGTACACACCATGCCCCAGCCATCTTTCATAGTGCTGCTTCGCATCTTGCACAGTAATACCACCAATAGATTCATCCCCAATGTACTCAAGTAGACAGCGCATAACATATTCATATTCTTTCTGAGAAGAATCCCGTAAGGCTTTGAAAGAATACGAATGTTTGTAGTGTGTAATCAGATCAGATAGCTTGTCATTTACACGTAGCCTACGAACATTCTTCTGCTGCTGTCGATACTCATCTATCTTAGCGGTAAGCTCATCAGCCATACGCCGAGATGAACGAATGTCATTTGTCAATACCTG